CTTGATGGGCATGTGGAAGATATGAAGAATTATGAACCAGGTGTCACTGCTCCACCATTTCACCCTTTTGCAGAACCACTACTGTACCATACTTTGACGATAATGACGGTGAAAGATTCGCCAGAGACAGTAGTGGTAATGGCATCTATATTCCGTCAAACATCACCTATCATGAGTGGAAGAAACAATTTATAAAATAACATATGGTGAAGATTTACAACAGTTCCCTTTTGTGATATAATCGAATAAAGGGGATGTGATAGAAATGATTGTGAAATGCACATATTGCGGTGATGAATTCAATATAAAACCACACAGAGTTAAACGTTCAAAGAATAACTTTTGTTCTAAGAAATGTCATGATGCTTTCAGACATGAAATGAATGTCAAAGACATGAGTGAACAAGTCGGTGAAGATTTTAAAAACTGGATTGAACAAAGGTATTTAATTGACTTGTTAAGTATCAGGAACATTTCTCATATTCTATATGGTGATGAAAAACACATGAGTTCTGTTAGGAATTGGCTGAATAAATTTGATATTCCAATCAGGCAAGGTTCTGAAGCTATTAAAACACAATGGATTGATGCTGATGAAAGAAGGGAACTTTCAAGAAATTTGGCAAATGAAAACTTACAGCAAGAATCTGTTAGAAAGAGAATCAAGAAGATTCAACAAACTGAAGAATATAAGTTGAAACAAAGTAAAGCTAAAAGTGGATGTAAAAATGGAATGTTTGGTGTTATCGGTAAAGAACATCCAAGATGGGATGAATCAAGAACTCATGAACAAAGAACTGAAGAAAGAAAAACATTTGAATATTCACAATGGCGAACTTCAGTATTTGAAAGGGATGGTTGGAAATGTAGAATATGCAATAATGATACAGGTGGGAATCTCATAGCACATCACTTGAATTCTTATGATGAATTTGAAGCTGAAAGATACTTAATTGAAAATGGAATTACTCTTTGTGATGAATGTCATAAACGATTCCATTCAATTTATGGTTATGTTAAAAATACAAAAGAACAATTTGAATTGTTTATTGAAAATTAAGTTTCAATAAAATAAGCATCTTGCAAAATGCAGGGTGCTTTTTTCATACCAAAATTCAAAGGTAGTTTTATATCAATGACCTTCAAAAAGTCGCTTAAAAACGATTTTAAGAGGTCATTTTTTCTGACTTCCTTTGGAAAAACCGCCTTTTTGGTATTGCAGGCGAAAAAGAACAAGACAAATGATACTGGACTGAACCAGGTAAAAAATGAATTTGAAAGGATGGTCAAAACAATGAAAAAAGAAGATTTGGTGAAATTAGGACTTGATGAAGAACTGGCAAAGAAGGTTGCTGATGCATCTGCGGAAGAACTGAAAGGCTTTATCCCAAAGGCAAGGTTTGATGAAGTCAACACTGAAAAGAAGAACCTTGAAACCGCAAAGGCAACATTGGAAGGTCAGCTTGAACAGCTTAAAAATTCCACTGGTGATGTGGAATCCATGAAGAAGCAGATTGAAACCCTTCAAGCTGAAAACAAGAAGAAGGATGAAACACATGCTGCTGAAATAAAACAGTTGAAGCTTGACACTGCAATTGCTGCTGCCCTTACGGATGCGAAAGCAAAGAATGCAAAGGCAGTCAAAGCACTGCTTGACCTGGAAAATGCAGAATTGCTTGATGATGGAACAGTCAAAGGTTTGGTTGACCAAATCAAGAAGCTGCAAAGTTCAGAGGATTCCAAGTTCCTGTTTGACACCGAAAAGAAGAAGCAGACAATCAAGGGTGCAAAGCCTGGTGAATCAGGCAATGATGACGATAATGACAGCATGACCCTTGACAAGTTCCTTAAATTAAGCACAGAAGAACAAATCCAGTTCAAAAACGATAATGAGAACTGGAAAGAACTATTAAATTTTGAAAGGTAGGTAAACAATTATGGCAACTTATTTGAATTTCCCCTTTGACCCTGAACTTTTCCTGCTCAATTGGCAGAATGAAAAAGACCCCACATTGACAGCTTTGCTTGAAAGTGGTGCTGTTCAGGCGAATGACAGAATTAAACAGCTTATTTCCAACGGTTCAGATTATTACACCATCCCCTTCTATTCGGTGATTGGTGGAACACCTGACAACTATGACGGTGATGCAGACATTTCAACCGAAGAAGTAACAGGCAAATCCCAAAGCGGTATTGTTTACGGTAGGGCAAAAGGTTGGAAGGACAGAGATTTCATTCGTGACTTCAACAGCGGTGCTGACCCCATGAAGCAAATCACTTCACAGGTGGCAAGATACTGGGCGAAGTACAGACAGAAGGTCATCCTGGCAATCCTGAACGGTATTTTCAACATTGCTGATGACGGTGATTCCGTTTGGGATGAATGGCAGAACCACACTTTCAGCATTGCAACTGCAACTGGCACTGTTGGAACAAGCAACAAGGTTGGTGCAACCACAGCAGGTGATGCTGTTCAGAAGGCTGTTGGTGATGCTTTCAATGAATTCAGCCTTGCAATCATGCACAGTAAGGTTGCAAATGGACTGGCAGGACTTGAACTTCTTGAATACCGCAAGTACACAGACCCCATGGGTGTGCAAAGACAGTTAAGACTTGCAGATTACAATGGTCTGACTGTTCTGATTGATGATGGTGTTCCTGTTGCTGACAGTGCAAGTGCATCAGGTGCAAAAGAATACACCACTTACCTGTTTGGTAACGGTGCAATTCAGTATGCCCCTGCCCCTGTGGACACACCTGTTGAAATCGCAAGAGAAGCAAAGAAGGATGGCGGTTACAATGAACTTATCACAAGAATTCGTGAAACCTATCATCCGAATGGGTTCACTTTCGTGAAACCGAATCCTTATACTGCATCCCCTACTGATGCACAGCTTGGTGCAGGTGCAAGTGGTTCTTCCAACTGGATAATTGCAGGAAATCCGAAGAACATTGCAATTGCAAGAATCATTTCCAATGGTTAATGAAAAGCTGTCAAATTCAGTGAAAGGGGGTTGTATTGATGTTCATTGTTATTGAAAATCGTGTTTATGCTTCTGCAAAGAATGCATCAAACAAATATCCGCTTGTGTCAATCAGCGTGGATGCAAACGGTGTGGTTACCATAACAGATGAAGGTGAAGGAATCGCAACCCTTCCTGCAATGTACAAGAAAATGACCCTTGAAGAAGTCATTGCAACATTCAGCATTACCGCTGATGTTGACGGTGGTTATAAACCATTCGTTGACCTTGACGGTTATGACCCTGTGACAATATACCTGGATGAATCAAACAAAGTGGTGACAATCACTGCTGCAAATCCAAATGCAGGTGTGTTCACAGGAACATCAAGCAATACTGATGTTGCAACTGTAACGAATTCAAACGGTGCATTCACCATTGTTCCTGTTGCGGAAGGTGTTTGTGACATAACAGTGAAGTTTGAGCCGACAGACACAGATTTTGCTGACACCTATTGCAAAATACCTGTTACGGTAGCAAAAAGAAAAGTTGTGCTTGAACAGCAGCGTGATATTCAGATGGTTAAGTCCACAAGTTCACCTGATGTTTCAAGCACTGTAACGGTTAAAATCAAAGCAAATGTTGCTGCACCAACAGTGACTGCTGTTTCATCTGATGAAGATAATGTTGCGGTTTCGGTAACTGACCAAACAATTACCATCACAGCAGCGGATGACAAAACAGGTGAAGCAACAATCAAGGTTTATGGTACAAAGGTAAATGCAGATGACAGTGATGACATGGAATTCAAAGTCCATGTGTATGCAAATGCTTCTGCTGCTGCAACTGCACCTGATGCCTTTGACATTGATGCAGATGAAGAAATGGAACTGACCTGGACACTTCCCACTGGTGGAACGATTGTTGAAGCAACTTCTTCTGATGACACCCACATTCAGATTGTTGGTATCACAGCAAAGAACAAGGTGAAAGTCAAAGCAGTTGGTGGAAACGGTGACCAGGCAACAATCACTGCTTATTATCAGCAGCGTGGAAAAGGACAGGTTGCAAGCACAGTTGTTGGAACTGTACAGGCAGAATAATGAAAGGGGTGATAACCAATGGCTGATATATCTGACAGACTGGAAGCTTTAATTCAGACCATACAGAATGTATCAAGCCTTGGTGCATCCTTTGTTTATGATGTTGGGAAGCTGCTTGAATCATTCGGTTATGAAATGCAGGATGGTGATGATTGGCTTCTTGGCTTCTGTATTCAGAAGGTAGAAAACAACATCAGAAATGAATGCAATGTTTCAAGTATTCCAAGCGGTTTGAAAAAGGTTGCTTCACAGATGGTTGTGGGTGAATTTTTATTTGCAAAGAAAGGGATTGGACAGTTACAGGGTTTGAATATCAACATTGATGCAGCAATTAAGCAAATTCAGGAAGGTGACACCAATGTGACCTTTGCCTTTGGCAATGGAAGCATGACACCTGAACAAAGACTGGATTCACTGATTGCTTATTTGATGGTAAGCGGTAAAAGTCAATTTGTCCGATACAGGCGGTTGAAATGGTAAGGCAAGCTATTGAAAGCCTGTATAAAGATAAATGTTCCATTGTGGAATACAGGTCTTACAAGAAAGCAAACAAATCCACTGGACAAAGAGAATATACCGTTCTTGAAAATCAACCCTGTAAATTGTCCTTTTCCACTATCAAGAGCAACACAGAAACCGCAAGTGCTGAAATGGTGAATCAGGTGGTGAAGCTATTCATTGCCCCTGAAATTGTGATAAAACCAGGTTCAAAAATAATCGTTGAACATGAAGGCAGGACAACTGCATATAAGAACAGCGGTGAACCTGGG